ACCAATGAGCATTACCAAACAAACTGCAGTCGACAAAATCGAAGTGGTCGGCTGGAACATCCAGGTCCGCGAAGCAACGATGATCGTCGAGAATGGCGTGTCACTTGCCAAATCATACAGCAGATATGTCCTGACTCCTGATAGTGATTTGACCGACCAACCCCAACGTGTCGCAGACGTGGCAAACAGCGCCTGGGACACAGACACTCGCGCAGCATTCGAGGCTCACAAGGCTAAGCAAGCTGCAGCCGAAGAACCGGTACCCGTTGAAGAACCAGCACCCACTGAATAATCATGTCCAACTACAGCAGTCAGTGGCCACAGGTGAGGCCCGTGTTCATGCAAGACTACGGGAACTCGCCCCGCATCGATCCTCGTGCAACTTTCAGCCGCTCAGACACAGCCTCAAGCGGTGACTGGAATGCGTCTACAAACGCACCGGGCCTCGCTGATGGTTCTGGCACCGCTAACCAGTATTACCGTGTCTCGGTCGCTGGCACTCAAGACTTAGGCAGTGGCAGCATTACATACGCAGTCGGTGACTACGTTAAATACAGCGGCTCAGTTTGGTTCAAGACGACTCAGCCGATTGGCGTTACTTACTGGAGTAATGAGAAGCACCTAAGCAGTGAGAACATTTTGCTGCAAAGCCAAACGCTGAACACAACGTGGGCGGCGGTAGATATTGCTGACCCAACTGGGAGCCAGACCGCACCAGACGGCACCTCAACTGCGTGGCTGCTGACAGCAGACTCTGCATCGTCTCAGTCTCCGTATGTGAGGCAGTCACCCACGTTCAGCGGCTCGACTCAATACACAATGGTTGCTCACCTCAAAGCTGGAACAGCAAGTCACAGCTACATCAGCTTCAGAACGCAGAACGGATACTCAGCATATGCGCTGCTCGACTTTAGTGGAGGCACAGTCAGCCACGCTGGGTTTGGTGATTTCACTGGCGTCACCAGCTCGGTGACGGCACTTGGTTCAAGTTGGTTTAAAGTCACGCTAAACGCCACAACTGGAACCAACCTAAGTGGCAGCAACGTGTTGGTTGGAATTAGTGATGGAACAACTCCCACTAGCGCGGGTTACGCAACGTGGACCAGCGCTGGTGAAACAATGTATGCGTGGGGAATTCAGCTTGCGACTACTAACGCCAAAGTCTACGACTCACCCACCACGACCCAGATAAGCCGCTCCTATGCCCCAAAACTTAAATCGGTGGCCACTGCTGGACAACCTAGATTTGAATACGACCCATCAACTGATGGGCAATCAGCCGGTACGAGTCTTGGAATTTTGATTGAGGGGGAAGCCACCAACTTGTCGAGGTACGGGAGCGCATTGGCTAGTTGGGCTAATCTGTCCCTCAACGCCCGTGTTGAATCTAATGTTGCCATTGCCCCCAGCGGCTTGCTGGAGGCTGACCTGATTGGGAGCAGTAACACGACTAGCGCAACCCGCTACGCTGGCGACTACTCAATCAGTCTCACAAGCGGAACAACTTATACTGCCAGTGTATACCTCAAAGCCGCTGGTCATAGATACGCGCAACTTTGCGGAATCAGCACCGGGTGGGCTACGAGTGATTTGGTAAACTATGATTTACAAACTGGGACGGTAACTGCTGGAGGCAGCGCAACTGGAACGCTGACGGATGTGGGGAACGGGTGGTTTCGCGCCACCGCAACAATGACAGCTAACGGGACAACAAGTGGTTCGTTTTTGTTAGCCATCGTGAGCAGCTTGTCCGACTACAGGTTAAAACCGTTTACCGGCGATGAATATGCCGGAATTCTAGCTTGGGGATTTCAGACCGAGGCGTCCAATTTTGCTAGCTCGCTGGTGGACACGGGAACGGGAAGCAGCCAGTTGACCAGAGCGCTAGAGTCGTTATCTATGACGGACTCCAGCTTGTTCGATAATGGCGAGGGAACCATCGTTGCTGAGTTTGCATTACCAAGTGGGCCAACTGCGGACCAAGCCACAACCGTCACTGGTGCTGTTGTTGGAATCACTGCCTCGACAAGTAACAATTACGTTAGACTTCAGACGGACACGCGCACAAACGTGTATTCAGCAAGTATGTATGCAGACGGAAGCTCCCAGTTGACCATATCATCAGCGGGTGATACTGGGGGCCAGTTCGTCAAGAAAGCTCTATCGTTCAAGCAAAACGACACGACTCTGTGTCGAAACGGGACGCTATCCACCACGGATACAAACTGCGTCACCCCGAGCGGCTTGCAGACAATTCAGTTCGGTGCGGTTTCACCTAGTTACACTGGAGCAACTGCGTCAGGTCACTACAAGCGGGTCGCGATTTACAACGAGGCACTGAGCGCCAACCTCCAAGCCCTGACTAGCTAACAACAGACACTTAATCATATGTCATATACCGACTACTACTTGAAATTCGCAGACAAGGCCGAGGCTGACTCGGTGCTTTACACGGAGGTGCCGATCGCTTGGGACAACAGCGACCCGGAGAACCGGACCGTCACTGAAACCGAGCAGCGCCCCAACTACCGCAACATCGACGTGCTGCCACTAGTTGTAGATGTGCCGGGGCAATACGATGAGAACGGGCAGGAAACTGTGCCACCTCAATACGCCCTCGGCTACCACGTGAACATCCGCTGCCTCGACTCTGAGGACGGTGAGGCGCTGGAGGCTTACAAAGTCGATCCAACACCAGTAACACCCGCGAGGGTTTGGGCATAGTATGGCTGACCCAAAGCCAACCAATCCAAAGTTGTGGGCTGCGAAGAAAGCGCAGGCAAAGCGCAAATTCAAAGTCTACCCGAGCAAATACGCGAACCAGTGGGCAGCCAAACAATACAAGGCTGCAGGGGGTAAGTGGCGCAGTGGCAAGTGAGCTGACAGATGCATTCCGCTGCTTATCTATCGGGGCTATCGGGTTTGGTGTCACTTTCGCAGACGGACTGGAGGACTGGGCGCGACTCATTATTGCGATGGCAACCGCTGTCTACATGTGCGGGAAAGCTGTCGGTGTCTGGAGATCAATTTTCAAAAACGATGAGAAAGAAACTGATTGAAGCATTGTTTCTGTGTTCAGCGCTGTATTTTCTCAGCGGCTGCGCACAGCTAGGCAACACACTGTATGACCCGGTTGTATCAACGACCGAAGTTGACACACCTGAAGGACCGCAGCAGTTGGTAAGCACCAACGGCTGGGTCTTAAACCCAAGCATTGCTGAAGGCATTCAAGCAGTGGGCACCATAGCGCCGTTTCCATGGTCTAGCTTGGCCGCTAACGCGCTCATAGGTGCTCTGGCTGTGTTCGGTCACATACGGTCTAAGAAGTGGCGTGCAGCCACGATTTCAGCTGTAGGAGCGGCACAGGAGTTCAAAGAACAACTCAGCCGCCTTGATCAGGCAGCAGCTGCTGAAGCCAAAGCCAAAGTCAAGACAGCTCAGAAAATCAAAGGCACTCAGCCACTGATTCAGCAAGCACTGGCGGCAATTGATCGGTGAGGGAACACCGCGAATACAGCAAGAACGACAATCCACCACTGACGGACGGTGATACCGGTTTCGTTGGAGTGGACATGCGGACAGCTCCGCACTTGTTACCTGCTGGCTATGTCGCGGACGCACGCAATGCTCGATTCCGATTCGGTGTTGCTGAACCTCGCAAAGGCGTAATGCCTGTCAATTGGGGTGAGACTTACTTCGAGTTTCCGATTGATTGGAACGACGGCGACATCAACTGGAATCGCCAGGCAGACAACAAGTTCTTCGATGTCTTTGGTGCGGGGGTTTGGAATGACCCTGATGGCAACGACTGGATCCTGCTAGCAGCCAGTAGCGACGACTCCACAGTCCAAATCTACCGAATGCGGCAAGGCAACCACGCTGTCGTCGTGCCGGTTAGTGTCACGCTGAGTGTTCCCACAAGAACCAACTACCAAGACATCAATTCGGAAAGTTTGTTCTGGTTCACCCAAGCCTTCGACAAATGCATTCTGAGTCGTGGAGACGATGGCACGCACCTAGTGATGTCAGACTTGCTGACCGGGTTCAAGGAAGCAGAAGGCGCTTCTGGGGCTGGAGGCACCGAAAGCATTCCTAACGCAAAGACGACATTGTTTCTGCAAAACCGACTTCTGGTTCCCCATCGACCGAGCGGGGCAAGCAAAGCAGACCATGTCGCTGTCTCCGACATCCTTGATTACACCAGCTATGACCCT